ACTTTTTAGATATTTATTAAAAAAGAAGCGTCCCGTGAGAGACGCTTCTTGAGTGCTTGGCGACGTGCCTTTGCTTGTCGGAGTGCTTGCGGTTTCAGTTTCCGCTTCTGCTCCTTCTTAGAGTGATGCTTCCAGTTGGGGACTTGCATTAGTCTTGTGTCGTTGAAGACATTTTACGGGAAAAACCTTTGACTTTCTCAAACCTTATGACACTTTATTTGTTGGACCACCTCTTAAGTGCTGCCTGCCTCATTTTCTCTTTTGCTTCAGGCGAATGAGATTTGCCTTTCATAGGATTGTTTTCGCTCATTTTCAAACTCATATTTTTTTTAAACTCATCACTTTGAGTTTTCCCATACATTCCATTTTTTTCTCCAGAATTTTTTCTTCTGGGATCACCTTTCATTTTTTCAATAGTTTCAGGTGAATGCTTTTTACCTAACATAGGTGGAGTTTTTTCTTTTAATTTTTCTATGGTTTCTGGAGAATGCTTCCAACCAGAATTTATAGTCATTCCTCCACCACCAGGAGATACATTTAATAAATTTTTATTTTCAACAATATACTTTACTTCTAAACTTTCAATATAAGAAGCATCTTCACTCTGCTCTAGAACAGATAATTCAAAATTTTCAATTCCATATTTTCTAATAGAGTTATAAAATTTGGGACAATCATTTTTTTTCCTTTCAGTTTTATAAGCATATTGATGTTTTTTCCAACGCTCTTCTGGTTTAAGAGAAGTTATACCAATATATTTTTGCCCCGTAATTTTATTTTCAATACAATAAAGACTATACACTGAACTAAATGAGAACTGAACTATAATTATTTATAAAATATTAAAGTTCATTCTTATAAGAAAATCCACTCTTCTTCTCAAATTTAATAGTAGAATCAAACTTATCTTGAAGATCAGATTTATGAGAAATTACAAAAATATTAGTGTCTTTGACAACATAACGAATAATCTTCAGAAACTCATCAGCACCAAAACCATCAAGAGAACCATCAAAAACTTCATCAAATATAAGAATATTGCAATTTGCAGAATTTTTCATTCTTGCAACTTCACGCCATGTAAAAAGTAATGCAAGGTCTATACGTGCCTTTTCTCCTTCACTAAAAGAAGAATATGAAAAATCTTCGTGAATGGGTGATTTTACTGTTTCGTTAAACTCTTCGTCAAGATGAAGATTAATATAAAACTCCATCATCTGAAGGTAACGATTGACCTGCTGATTTATGAACGGAAGATACTTCTTAATGATCTTCGTTTTTACACCATCATCCTTAAGTAAGGAATAGGCAAAATCGTGATAAACGATTTCCTGTTTTCTGTCTGAAAGATCTTCGATTGTCTTTTGGAGATTTTCTTTAAATTCCTCTAACTTTTCATGTTCAGAATTTCGGTTTGCAAGGTTCTCGGTAAGAGTTTGAATTTCATGCTCAAGATCTCTGATTTGTCTCTGGTTGAGGCTAATCCGAGTATTGTTTTGAGAAATGCCATGCGTTAGTCTTGTAATCTCCTTAGATAGGTCTTTGAATTGACGCTCTCGTTCTTGTTCTAATTTTATAGTCTCTTCAAGGTCTTCATAACCCTTTTTGAGATCCTTTGCTTTATTTTGAGCGTCGCTAATTCTATTTAACCTAAACTCTTCTTCAATACTCTGCGTGCATGTAGGGCATACCGTATTCTCAGTAAAAAACTTATGTTCTTTGGTAATAATACTTACCTTTTGTGAGATTTTACCTTTAAGATTGTTAAGCTTTACTAACTTATCTCCAGCTCCAGTTACTTCCTCTAATTCTTTTTCAAGTATATCAAATTTACTTTGAATGGAAACATTATCATCCATATAAACACCAACTTCTTTATCAAGATTGGCAATCTTTTCTTTATTGGCATTAATATTGGCATTTCCACGGTTTTCCAACTCCTCAATGAAATCTTTCTGCATCTTCATCTTGTCTTTAAGAGTTTCCTTCTTCAACTCCAAAGACTTAACTTGAGTCTTCTTCTCTTTGATAGAATCTTTGAGGATACTATTCATTGCAGAAAAGATACGAATATCCAGAAGATCTTCAATAACTTCTCTACGGTTTGCAGAAGTCAACTGCATAAACGGAACAAAAGAACTACTACCCAAAATTACAATTTGAGTAAAAGACTTATAGTTAAGTTTTAGAATATTCTCTTCAAGAATGCGTTGCATTGCACGGTCATCTGCTTCACGATGCAATGGGGTTCCATTTACAATAATATCAAACACCGCTGGTTTGATTCCACGACGAACAATGTATTCACGAGTATTAATTGTAAACTCAATCTCTACTACACATTCTCTTTCATTTGTAGTATTAACTAATTGTGGTTTATTAATTTTTCTATATGGTTTGTTGAATAACACAAAGGTGAGGGCATCCAAAATAGTGGACTTACCTGCACCATTTGTTCCAACAATAAGATTTGTATGATGTTCTTGGAAATTAACTTCTGTAAACTGGTTTCCAGTAGATAGGAAATTACGCCAACGGATCTTTTGGAAGGTAATCATTGATGTAAGTAATCATATTGTGGACAGTTTCGGGATTTTCTTTCAGCAATCCCAGTGCCAAATTACATGGGGAGCAAAGCAACGCTCTCACTTCACCAGTATCGTGGTTGTGGTCTATGTGTGGGTCGTCCATATGGCACCCACATATCTTACACTCACTATTCTGCTCTAACAGCATAGCAGAAAACTCTTCTGTCGTCAATCCAAACTTGCGAGACAAATGGTTCACCCTCGCATTCTCTCTGCGTCTTGCTCTAACCTCAGGAGTTTCTGCATGATACTTCTTTCTGTGCCTTGCCGTATGACAAGTTTTACAATAAGAGGATAGAGTTAGGTTTTTTGTTCTTGCGTTTTTGTGTGTAGAAACTATCTACAATCTTCTCCTCTCCACAGGCGGAACATTTTTTATATGTGCGGACAAGAGCAGGGCGAGGCATAATAAGTTGTATAACTATTATTATTTATACAACAAAAAAGTTATTCAATAGAGTTTAACTTTGGAGGAATAACTATGTCGTTTGGAGTTATTACCGCATACTTATAGTTGTAGATCCTACATGTCTTAATGGCAAGTGCACCATCAACTTCTACAACTTCCATCTCAGTATCTTCTTCACTTTCCTCAAGCATCATTGCATAACGAGTAGCATCATCTTCTTCCTCAAAAAGAAACAGAACTTTTTCTCCGCGTTTGTTTTGGACGGCATATGCACCGTCGTCTTTTCTGTCTTTAAGAGTGAGAAGAAACATTACTCAACCTCGCACGCTTGTGAATATATCTTCTGCAGAATACCTTTGACGATAGACTTATCACATTCCATTTCTGCTTCATCAATATATCTATTCAAGATAGAAATTGTGTTTTCGCTTTCTTCAACTTCAAAGTCTTCACTTTCATGTATCTCAAAGTTTTCAACAATCTTGAGTTCTTGAATACCAGCGGAATAGAGTTTATCAATAAACTTTTCAAAGTCTTTTGGTTTACTCTTCTTCTTGACGATTACCTTAACGATCTTACCTTGATATTCACGGGCATCAAAGAGTTTATAGTTGGTATCATCAAAATAGATGTTATGAAAGATGCGATAGGGATTATTGACTGGGGTATGCTCTAAGGTCTCAGTATCAAAGATATGGAACCCACGAGTATCATTCACATCATTCCAATACATCTCATAAGGATTACCTAAGTAGAAGATTTTCCCGTTGTCCGATCGAGTGTGATAATGTCCCGAGAAGACAGTGGTGAACTTCTCAAATAGTTCGCACTCCATACCATCTTCCATGACGTGCCCACGATGAGCTCTGAATCCGTTGAGCTCAAGGTGCCCCATCGCACAGTTGCTACGTGAAGCTTTAACAGATTTGATAGTGTTTTCAAGATTTTCATTATTGATCCAAGGAATAAAAAGTACGTTTAAGTTATCTAGTTTTACCTCTGTTACTTCTGGATAGACAATAACATTATTGTATTGACTGAGAAGAAGACCAACCGAGTTAACTGAATTGGTATTTTTATAGTAGGCAGTATGGTTACCAACGATAGTGTGGACAGTTATTCCCATCTTCTGAAGACGGTCATAATAGTTTTCCTTTGCCCATTCCAATGCCCACAAGTCAATAGACCTTCGGTTATCAAAGGTATCTCCCATATCCACAACAACTTTAATGTTGTGCTCCTCAAGATATGGGAAGAAGATATCGTCGTAAAATCTTTTAAAATGGTCGTGAAGGAATTTTGAAGATTTACGACATCCGAAATGCTGGTCAGAAATAATAGCGACTTTCATTTTCCACCTTTTTTGCGGTTTTCTTCCATAGTCAAAATTTGTAAATTATCAGGATGATGCAAACCTCCCCTACAAATAGGGATGATATGGTCTACCTCGTGTGGAATACCAGTTTCAGCAGATATTCTACTACATTCCTCATAAATGGTCAATATCTGTTTGACTTGATCTTGCGTCAACTCTGGTGTTTGATTTCTTACTGCCGCTCTTCTTTTTGAGGAAGATACTGCTTGAGTTATTTTTCCGTTTTCAGTTTTGGAATACTTCTTATTATTTTCCCGAATCACTTCCCGCCTTCTCTCTCTATTTTCTGCCCACTTCTCCTTAGTCATATAACCTTCACAGGCACCTGCTAAGAGTTTCTCAACACCCTTCTTATAGTTACAAGGATAGCACCCATAACTGCTTACATATTTTTCATAACTGCCGCAGTGTTTGCAGGGGGTAGATCCTGTGTATGTTTTCTTACCTTCCTCTATTGCTTTTAATCTATTCTGGCGACCTTCTCCACTATATTGGTTAGGCATATTGCTCCAAAATGCTGTTTTTATTTATATTATATAACACTTTGGAGCATATTACAACTACCGGTTCTTGTAAGTGATAGCGTCTTTGATACTATTATAGTCGGAACTATGCCCAGAAAGCAAGCTATCGTCAACCATCATAACCTCATCAAAACCAGTGCGTTCAATAATCTTGGTCTTGATTTCCAGTTGCTTTTTCTCTTTCTGAATGCGTCTCAGGAATGCATAGTGAATGATTTGAGTGAAGTAAGCAAAAGGATTTTTAGACTTCTCTGGGTCGAAGTTATGGATATATTGAACACAATTCTCAATTCCGTCAGAAATCATATCGTCCCTAAACATATAATTCACAAAGTTTGGCTTATATGATAGGTGAGTTGCAATCTTCAAGAAGCATTCACCAAGATAGTTTGGAATGGGTGGTTTGCCTTTCCAGTGTTTTGCTCTATCTTCCCTAGTGGGTTCTCTACCGTTGAGCTCTAAGAAACTTTTTTCTACCTTGGAACGATAAACAATCAGTGCTTCTAGAAGCTCTTTGTTGTTGACGTAATGTTCTGATTTCTTTCTGGACATAACATTGTGATATTCAATAATATTTTGTTATGTATATTATAGCATACTTTCAGGGCTTGACAACATCTTAAAATGTGTGTAGACTACCTTTGTCCCGGTTAAAGATGGGATTTAATTATCTTTGAGATCTTTATTACTATTAAAGATTCTTTCCAAAGTTTTTCTAGCATCTTCTACTGAAGATACATATCCCATACCTTTTGTTACTTCGGTTTTTCCAGTAGAAGACGAACTGTTTGATGAATAGTAGTCAGAGTCATCATCTTCATCTTCAAGATATCTATTGTAAAACTCAATTATATTTTCATCAGTAACTTCTGTAATAGTAATAACCTTATCAAGTTTTATAATAAAGAAATCATCATTTGGTATTTGCATCCATGGTTTTATTTTAATACCATAAGTACTTCCAGTAGATATGATTTTCATTATTACTGGATTTTGAAGAACTATTACAGGGTCTCCATCATTCTCATCAATACAGACGAGTGAAAAAACTTCTTCTCCAGTAATTAATTTAATAGAACTATAGAATTCTTCTCCCATTAGTTTTTAAGCGGAATGTTTACAATATCATAGTTAAAGTTTTCTTCGTTATAAACTT